GCAGACTTTCGAATATGAAGGAACGGAATAGTAGCGACGTTTAAAGCGGCGTTGACATGCAAATTGCTGATTCTGTCGCAAACGGCATGATTCGGATTGCCATTGCCGCGCCATCCCCGACGAACTAAACTCTTGACTTTCCAACGCGAACCGTTTATGGCAAATTCCATGCCGATTGTGATTGCGAGCGGCTTGGCTTTCGGCTCGACTGCAATGACCGGCGTATTGAAAATTTCTTCAGCCAGCTTGCGCAACATTTCGGCATGGTCGCGAGCACTCTTAGCTTCGTTTCGAGCGCGCCAAATGCGCGAGCGTAATTCGTTAGCGCGTTGGTATTCGTCGGCCGCTTCCCATTTAAGCAAGCCAAGCCCGCCTTTAGCCTTCGAATCGTAGACTTCGACGTTTGAAGGAACGAGTTCGCCGCTGTCATAAGCTTTAGCAACGCTCTCTTGTCTTGCAGCGTATTCGCTCAACTCGCCTTGTATGGCTTCACAATACGTCTTGTCTTGCTGTAGCGGCAAACGAGCCGAACCTTGGCATGTTCCGCTGAAATAACCGAAGCCTGCGACCTTATAGCCGTGTTTCGCCAGGCGCGGCAGGATAGCCATACCAACGACAGTTAACGCCTGAATACGGCCGCACGCTTGGCAATGGCCTTTGTGGGTATGTTCTTTACGCATGTTCGTTATGCCTCTATCGTTATGCCTCTATCGTTATGCCATCATAGCCAAGAACTTCGGCCGTATCGTTCGCTTCTGCTACAGCGTCAAATTGACTGTCATGCTTAGTCCAGCATTGACCTTCGGGATATTCCGGCAAAGTCACAATCCATTCGCCTTGATATTGTTTAACGATTACGTTCATTTAATTTCGTCTTAAGGTTCGTTGCTAGAGTGTTGTCAATATACGTTGATTAAACTTCGTCGTCAAGTTCTTTTTGGTGTTCTTGGAATCTTTCCCATTCGTCGGCCTTGTTGACTCTATAGCCGTCCGCCTTCGCGCTTTCCTTAAGATCGGCGAAGTACAATTCAAACTTGGCGCGCAGTTCTGTTTTGGTCATTTGGTTTAATTCCGTTCGTTAGGTTGCGTTCAGTGATACGAACTATAACGACGATGTTAAACGTTGTCAACTACTTTAATAAAATCGTCTTCACCTAAGTTCGTCAGGAACAATCCGGTTCGCTTACCACCGCGAAACATTATAGGCGCGGCAAAGTCAATTTCTACCGAGTCGTTGCGCGTGAATTCGTTCAATCTAACCGAGCGCACAGTACCAGTGAAGTCAACGCCCATGTATCGACCTTTAACAGCGTTGCCTTTCTTGAGGTTCTTAAACATGGTCTAGTGCTCCGTTCAAAGTTCGTCTTAATGTGCTGACAATATAGCGACGATTTTAAACTTTGTCAATAGCTTTGACTTTAAAAGTTCCGACCGGAAGCTTACCGTTGCTCATTGCCTGCAATCGGCCAGCGGCTTTAATCGCGTGCGCTTCGCTAATGTGACGGCTGCAAATGTTGCCGTGGCGGGTGTCAACTACTTGGTGCGTTTGCTTCTTCATGGAACGTATATTAGCGACAAGATCAAACGACGTCAATAGATATCTGCAAATAAATTTGTTTGTCTCACAGCCCACATAGAACAGGAATGTTTACTTTGATTGTAACATGAAAATTGAGTTGGTGTCAAATAGCGGCGATCAAATAATACGTTCTTAGGCGCTATGCGGGGTCGGTCGGATTTAAACCATTAGGATCAATGAGATAGGGTCTCGGATTAAAAATAGTAAAGGCTAAGTTGTTGATATTCCTCGTTTAGTAAGAAATAGTAACGTATTAAAGGGGGTAGGGGTAGGGGTAAGGATACTTACCATTACCATACCTTACCATTACCTTACCATACCAATATATATATATTATTATTATTTATTATATTTAGAGTAAAGCTAGCTAGCGCCAGGCTCTCAGAGTTCGATGCGCTTGACTATTTGTAACAACGTGGTAAGGTCATAATAATTACCATAGAGAATTGGAGTTAGTCTAAATGGCATTTGACATTTATGGAGCGTCGCCTAAATCGTTGGCATTGATCGAGCCAGGGATAGAACGAAAGCTTGACACGTTCGTTAACATTAGGTCTAAATACAAGTTTGACCAATTGCAGGTTGGGCAATGCTTTCTAGTTAAGTTTGCCGACTATAAAAATGAAGGCGGATTGCGCGTTAGAGCGGCTAAGGAAGGTAAGAAATCAAATAAAAAGTTTGCTGTTATAAAACATATTACAGAAGGCTGTTACGAAGTAGCGAGGATTGCATGAGTAAGATTATCGCGATTATCGCCGAGTTACCGAACCGGCTTAGATCGAAGCAACAATTAGAAGACACGATTACCCGTATCGGCGGAGCGGAGCAAAGACGAATTCAGCTTGAAGCGAAGTACCTACCATTTAAGCCGTACAAAATTGCGACGGATCAACTAGCGACCGCTCGCGAATGGTTATGGGAAAACGGTCTTAGGCTCGAATCGGTTAAAGCCGGTCCAATGTGGGCAATCGTCAATCTCAATACAATTGAATTAGGAGTATTGGCCGAACGTCAGATTCATGGCGTTCCTTATGATGAAGCGAATCAGCCGAGGTATATACACAATACTTCAGAGCCTGGTTATACCGACTATGAGAGGATTGGTTAAATGAAGACGGTTCGAATATCGATAGATGGTTGCGCACCCTTCTTTAGCGCCGTGAAAAACGGTGAATTTCGAACTTATGATTTTGGTGTTTACTATGGCGCCGAAATGTATGCGAGTCAGATAAAGTTGCGCGTCGAGGAACCTGGTCATACAACGTTTCAAAGTATAGACTTCGGTCCACAGTCTCATATATTAGTTAGAAAGGGTGAGCATTTATCTGGAACATTAAAGGTAGAATAATGGCAATACCAAAACATATTTGTATTTGTATTATTGGTTGTTCGCCGGATGAAGGTATTCATTCAGTGGATTGTATTTGTGTAATGCACGATCAAAATGAGGTTGATTTGTCGTCGCCTAGGCTACGTAAACCGATTGATGAAGACCTTTGTACGCGCTATGAAGGCGGTATGTGCGGTTGCTCACGTTGCGCAATGCGAGCGGACAGAGGCGAACTTTAGAACTGAGAGACCTGTCACAGCTAGATCGCTTTAACGTCGATATAGTGGCTACTCTTACAACGGAGTAGCCACTATGAATGTTCAGAAGCTTGTCAGGAACGCTGTTTACAAATTCTACTTAGGTCCGGAGCGCCGCTTGCCGAAGTCGGTTAAAGAAGTCGTTGACAATATCCGCAAAGACTATTACAATTTAAATCGTCGTATTACCGATGTAAAGAACAGTGCCACACAAGAACGATAAGGCCGGTTGGAAGAAATGGATTAAAATGAATCGTCGTCTTAAGTCGGCCGAAGTCAATCATTTGCATTACAGAATACCTAAAAACCCTGAACGTTGGAGATAGCCATGATAGTTGCAGTTTACTTAGCGCTCGTTTTATTGTTCTGCGTCTTAGCCGTTTTGTTTCTTAGTTCAACTGGCAAGTATGAACCGTTTCATCACGTTGAGATTTGGCCGGATCATCACGCCTATACGGGTAATGATGTTTATGCATTCGATTTGCAGGAACGTCGATTGCGCAAGATTGATGTTAGCGCGCCGTTTACTGATTGGAACGGTAGTGCTCGAATGAACGGCATTCAATCCTATAAGCCCGATGAAGATTATGGTTTCGGCGAAACTAATTGGGAAAGCATACCGAGCACCGAAGGGATTGAAGTAGTCGAAGGCGTATTAACTGACGATAAGCCGACAGACCCGTATAATACGGCGCAGTTTCGGCGCGAGGATTATACGAAGCCTTATCGTTCTTTGCGCGAGAATTATTGGAAATGATATGAGAGTCGTTTTAACTCGAATCCCAAGGCTATTTCGCGGAACATGGCGTATTGCCTGGCGAGTGACTGAACGCGTTCCTGGCTCGTTTAGATGGTTGCACGTTTACGGCTTCGGTTATCAATTGTCAATTCGTTGGGAAGTCAAGTCAGAATGAATCACCGTATTCGTATGGTCCAATTAACTCCGCTGAAGTACGTTCTGGACCTTCAGGACGGCGGTATTAAATGGTATACTCAGGGTCAACCGCAGTCGCACAAAGCCTGCCGCGAGCTTTTGACTAAGATCAAGGCCGGTAAGGCAACCGTTAGCATGAAGATTGAAGGTATAATCAAATGAGCTATGAGAAGCCGGACGGTCTATTGCTAGACAAGCCAGTGAAGCGAAAGACGGCTAAGTCTGCGTTCCTGCGTAAGCTCGAAAAGGCGCAAGAAAAGCTTATGATCGGTTCAGGCAAGTTTCGAATGAACGTAACGCCGTTACTAAAGGCGAAGAAATGAAGTTTATTTTGGACGCGACCTCGACTATAATGGGCGTTATAGGCTTCGTCTTGATAGCAGTTTATTCTAACGCTTGGTTAGCGGTCGGAGTCTTGTTAATGCTTTGGTCACACAATATAGAAAGGCACAAATGACAAACGACGCGGTTAAACTGACGTTCAACGTTCCCTTACCAAAATCTAAGACGAAAGGCAAGACCGAAGAAGCTAGACGAAAGATATTCGCTGCCTATCGACGCGCCTATAAGGCGTTGCATATCGTCGAACCGACCGGTTATACTATGTACAACGGTATGATGCGAATAGTTGCCGGTACGCGCGTGCTAGAGATCGCTGCGCAGAGTCGAGTTGAACAGATAACCCGCATGATGCAAGAGAGGTTCAATACAAGATGAAACTTAGCGTTCACTTAGATTTATTTAAAGATACGATCAAAGGTCGTCTCATTAACAATTGCAGAATTTTGCTTAACGGTAATTGCTTGATGTTTTGTCAAGTCGCCGATGAAGAAGAAGGCTTTGTAATCGTGTATCGAAGTCATGATAAAAAGGTTTACGATGGTTCTACAGAACGTTTGACTGGTGTTGTCGATATCGTAGACTTGCGCTATGTTGACTTTGACGTTTGTGAACCGTAATGGCGTTTAGCAACAACTCGATTATAGAGCCGCGACCTGGCAAGCCTCACATTACATTTAAGCTAGGTTTCTGGCGCGTGTCTAAATGGCGTCGCTATAGTGGAGCGCTTTACTATAGAGCGCACGCTTTCGTAATCCGAATGAACGAACAAAGGAACGTCAATGCTGCTGAATCACAATAAGCTCATAACCCACGGTATCGGAACGACAGACCCTAGCCAGGGTATCCCGACTGCTGTTCTGTTCGATCTAGCCGCATTTAAAGCGGCCGGAAGCGAAGCCGAGCTAACAGGTGTACCGTTGTTCCAGCTTGCCGACATACACCCTGAAGCGCTCAACCTGTTACTATCGTCGGTCCACTTGTATCAAATGCTTATCCGCAACATGCTAGGACTTGACAAGTTCAAGACCGAAGTATTGAAGGCGACTAGAGCGCAAGCCGTTGGGCCGGTATTCTCGCGTGAGCTTTGCGGATGGATAGACGAACTGCAAGCGTTGAACGCTGTAACGCGCACGCTCGTTATTAAAGGTCAAGAGGCGTCGGACAATCAATTAACAGGTGTTAAGTCAACATGAAACCGGACGAAAGAACGACAATAGTCAATACCAGTTTAGAATTAACGCGTATCAGCAACGTCATTTATTCTAGTGATAGTTGCGACGGTTGCGGTAAATTCTTTGAACCTCAACAAGTTGTCGTTACCGGAATAACAAGCTGCTGCAACGGCGGTTGCGAGCGTCGTTTATGCGCGGCATGTGTTATCGCTGCTGCTGAAGCTATAAAGGAATTTGTTAAATGAACCCCGAACAACTGGCGAAGTCTGGTACGGAACATGCCGAACAAATGGCGTTGTTCTGTTGGGTGAACATGGCTCGCAACTTCGGCTTTAAAGTCGCTGACGATATGGAAGCCTACCGCGATCTAAAGACGTTTCTTGATAATAGAACGATGGCAGAGCAAATGCCTGTTCCCGAGCTTCAATGGTTGCACGCGATCCCGAACGCAGGCGCGCGAGGCAATAAGGTTGCAGCATCGCAGTTAAAGGCCGAAGGCGTCAAAGCTGGTGTTGCCGATTGTTTTTTGCCAGTTAAACGGCAATATAGTCAAATTGGTCATAATTACGTTCATAGCGGCTTGTATATTGAAATGAAACGTGCTAACGGCCGTCCGTCTGACGTGACTAAAGAACAAACGGATTTCATGCTGTTTGTAGAAAGTCAAGGTTTTATTTGGAATGTTGCGTTTGGTTGGCGCATGGCGGCGGATATGCTTGAGCGTTATTTGGAGTGTCGATAGTGAAGCTCTACACTTATAAGACCGGGTACTACGTTTCATCTGGAACCGAGTTGCCGAAAGGCGCAGTGTTGCTGACAGAAACCGAAGGCGTTCCGATGTTGGCTAACGGCGATACTCTATCGTTGTCGGTATTCGGTGAAGACTCAACAATGCTCTATTTAAACGGCGGTAAGTTATGGACGGGAAAGCGGACGCAGTTCAAGGTTCTATTGTGGTCGATATCAAAACAACTGAATCGCTTCAAACGGTGGAAGGTTTTCAAACAGTGGAAGGCGTTATAAGAGCGTACTTTAAAGATCGCAAGGTATTTGACGCATACAAAGCCGGTCAGCAAGCTATGCAAGCCGAGGTTCGTAAGATCGTAGCTAGGACGCCTAGCGCAACTCCGCCGATTATGCAACCGCTTGCGCTTGCAATTCGAAAGCTATTTAGGGGAATGGATAGAGTAAAGGATTTCATATGAGTGCAAAATCACGTAAGACCAAAACTCGACGCGAGCGGCGTTTAGCTAAGGCGTCAGGATTCAAGCGCGAACCGAAGCGCAATCCTAAGAAAGTTGGTCACGGTCCTAACTAATGAACTGCAAAGCTTGCGAAGTTGCCCGCGCTCGATTGATCGCGCTTGCGATGCTACTTGTGGGCAGAAGTCAAGAGCAAATCGCCGAACACTTGACGGTTAAATATGGTGTCGTTTATTTCGTTGACAAAGGCGCAATTTGGCGTTCTAATAACCCTGCCAATATTCACATTGTAGGAGACTAGATTGAACAGCTATTTTGACGGCAATATGATGAAGCCGTTTACGGACGAAGAAATAGAACGACTCGCGATTGACGTTCTAAGCGATGTAGCTGTGGCATTTGATTTTAAGGCGTTACGCGATCACGGCGAATATAGGCCACTTCTGTTGCCAGGTACCCACGTACCGCGCAAACTGTCGTTCTTGTTGGCTTCCGCGCCTGCTATGTATCAGGAACTAGGGCGCGTGTTCCAAGCTATGCAACTCATGGTTGACAACTTGGAGATTACAGAAGCAAACCATAGAAAGGCTAATGCAATAGCTTATGCCGATATGTTCAAAACTTCTATCGACTGGTTGACTGCGATTCAAAATCAAATCCTAGTCAGCCGTCGCATTGCTACCGAAGGTCCGGAGAAGGTCGCGGCGGAGCTTTACCAGCACAATCGTAAAAAGAAAGATTGACATTGGATCGACGTAGGGTAGAATTCATTTCGTTGTCTCAGTAAACAAGCTCACTAATAACTCATTAAGGAAATACGAACATGGCTAAGAAAGTTCTGGGTATCGCGTCTATCGTTGCATCTTCGGCACTCGAACCGTTTTACACTTGGGTTGCCAAGGATGAAGCGGCCGAGCTGGTAGCAGCGGGTTTGATCGAAGTCAATGACCAATTGCCCGACCCGAAGAAGAAAGGCAACGTTGCCGCGCGTCCGACCGAAGCCGGTAAGGCGAAGGCTGCGGAGCTTCAAGCATCTGGTTTTGGTGCGCCTGCGGCAACGTCGGCGCCTGCCGAGAAGCCGACGTTTGATTTGCAGTCCGACGTTGCAATCCCCGCTATTACCGGTCGCGGTCGTGGTCCTGGTGAGAGCATTTATCCGTTCGATAAGATGGCGGTTGGTCAGTCGTTCTTTGTCGCGAAGGAATCGAAGAAGTTGGCTAGCACGGTTTCGAGCGCGAATGCTCGTTACTCTGAGCCGGTTCTTGAGAACGGCGCGCCGAAGATGAAGCTGAATCGTAAGCAGGTTTCGGTTCCTGTTACGAAGTTCACGAAGCAGTTCATTGTGCGTGGCGTCACGGAGAACGGCGTAATCGGCTCGCGCATCTGGCGCAAGGCGTAAAGGCAGGGGTGACAGCTAGCTAGCGCCGTAGCTTCGCCTATCGCCGCTAGCGGCTATCTAGGCCGGTCAGGGTAAAACTTGACCGGCCTTTTGCTTTATACAGCTTGCGTTTTGTTGCATCGGCTCTATACTCGCGCAAACCGATGGGTTGCACTAAATAATAACGACGAACTTATGACATGCAATTGGAAATTTCTTTTTCTGAAATCATAGCAGCGATAGGAATTATAGCTTTGGGTATTGGCTGGCTATTGACATTGGAAAATAGATTAGGTCGCAAGATCGATCGAAGCGAACTCGCTACTGCCGTTGAGACAATCAATAAACAAATAGAAAGCAGCGATGCTAAAGTAGAAAAGAAAGTAGATGAACGCCACGGCCAGAATGGTGAGCGTCTTGACAAACAGGACTTGTCTTTAAATCAAATTCGTAGAACGCTTTTAGTTCACGCTTTGAAAGCTAAGCATTACAGACATAGTACTAAGAGCAATCTCCAAGCTATTAACAACAAGTTAACAATCTTACTAGCCGGTGGTAGAGTTTCGTTGCCTCTACAAAAAGAAGAACCGGATGAAGATTTTTCTTCTGACGAAGACGAAGAATTAGAAGAAGACGACGAAGACCATAGAGAAACATAAAAGTTAAGCGGGCCGCTCCGATCAAAGTTTGGACGCTAAAACATAATAACAAAAGGTGCAATATGCAACTAATTGCAAATGCTAAGCAATGGTACAAAATGACTTCGGTTTGGTTCTCGGGGTTAGCTGCAACCATAATCACGCTTTCGACGGCGTTCCCTGACGCAGCATTGCAAGCGTATCTGATGTTGCCGCAAGAGTTTAAACAATTCATTCCTCAAACGACGCTCCGTTATATCGTTGTCGTAATTATCTTGTTGTCGATCTTTGCACGCTTGGTAAAGCAACCGAAATTGAAGGTTGATGAAAACCCAATTAAGGGAACGTTGCTTGCGGTATTCGCAGTCATGGGCGTTACGCTGTATTGGACGTTTCTTTATGTCGGCGCGCGTGGCTTAGCCTGAGCAACTGAGTCCTTTTAAAAGAACTAACAACAACTCGCGATTGCCTACTTTAAAGCCGCTGCTTAAAACAGCGGCTTTTTTATCGGAATCTTTTATGTACGGCGTTGATCCAGCACAATTCAAACATTGGGTAATTATTCCGGCGCTCAAGCGAATTGGTTTAGACGAACCGAACCGCGTTGCTTTGGTGTTAGGAACATGCCTAAAAGAATCGCTGCTGCAATTCGTGTTTCAAGTTCCAAATGGTCCGGCTCGCGGCTTCGGTCAAATGGAACCAGCGACGCACAAAGACTTGTGGGTAAGCTATTTGGCGTTTCAACCCGAACTAGCGAACAAGGTGCGAACCCTATTACCGTATTATATTACGCCAGTCCCGAACCCCGACGAACTGATTGGTAATGCTAATTATGCGGTTGGAATGATCGCCGTACACTATCGTCGAGTTAAAGCCGCATTGCCTAGTTTGGATTCGTTCGCAATGTCTCGTTATTGGAAGCAATATTATAATACGCCGATTGGTAAAGGCGACGCAGACGAAGCACAAAAACACTTTGAAACAGCGGTGAGAACATGAAAAAATATTTGCTAGCAATAGTATCGATCTTCGGTGTTCTCGCCGCAGCATTTACCAAAGGTAGACAGAGCGGTAAAGCAACTGAAGAAACGAAGTCGTTAGAGAAAGATTTACAAGCGGAGCAAAAGAAAAGTGAAACACTCGAAACCGTTGCAGAAGTTCGCGCGGACGTTGATGCTTTGCCTAGTGACGACGCTGCAAACGAGTTGCGCAACAAATGGTCGCGTGATTGATACAGCTTGCAGTTGGGTTAGGCCGATCCTGATTAGCAGACAAGATATGTTGACTGATGGCACGGCGCGTCAGATACTCGCGCACAATGAAGCTACCGAGCGAATTTGTTCTAACGCCGCCGCAACTGATAATTGAAAAGGTTGAGAGCGACGAAGATATTCTAGCGAAAAAGGAACAATTCGCAGAGTTAAGCCTGCGTGAGCCAAACTCGTTTACTGTCGCGCTTGCGATCTATCCGGATGATACCGGGAAAGCGCTTCGCATTGCTAACGAATGGCCAAACGATCCGCAAGTAAAGACGCTTAAGCAGTCGTTCGTTGATGCTGAAGAAGACGGAGAAACGGCATTCTTGCCCACAAAAGGCGAGCTTGCGCGCTTGATTTGGACGCTTGCTAACGACACAACTTTGGATGCTTGGCAACGCGATAGTCGCATTAAAGCGTTGCGAACTTACGGCGACGTTCGCGGCTTTATAGATCGTCCGGCTATTGTCACCACTAACAACAATACTCAGAACGTGCAAGTTAATAAAGTAATGGTTGTTAAGAGTCATGACAATTGGGAACGCGCGGCTATTGAACAGCAAGCTAGCTTGCGAAAAGAAGTTGCTGTAAGTGTCAGCAATAACAAATAACGAAACACAACCCGAAATTGTTTGGGAACCGATTCCGGGTACAAGTCAAGAATTCGCATTAGCCAGTCCGGCGCATGTAACGCTGTATCACGGAGCGCGCGGGCCAGGTAAGACCATCGTTCAATTGATGCGCTTTCGGGCGCGTGTTGGTCTTGGTTATGGCGAATTCTGGCGCGGTGTTATATTCGATGTTGAATATAAGCATCTTGCCGATTTAGTTGCGCAGTCTAAACGCTTTTTTTATGCGTTTGATGACGGTGCTGTATTCAAAGAATCGGCGCAAGAATATAAATGGGTTTGGCCTACTGGCGAGGAACTACTATTTAGACACGCTAAGAAGATTGGAGATTACGAAGACTTTCACGGACATGAATATCCGTTTATAGGTTGGAATGAGTTAACGAAATACGCAACGCCTGATTTGTATGACAAGCTAATGTCAACAAATCGAAGCTCTTTTACACCTGAAAAGCATACGCCGCATAAGCGCGCGATTGATAATGTTATTCCGTTCAATGCTGTTAAAGGCGAAGACGGCATTTATAGAGTTTATGACACTCCAGACGGTAAGCCGCTACCGCCGATTCCGCTTGAAGTCTTCAGTACAACCAATCCTAGCGGTCCAGGTCACAATTGGGTAAAGCGTCGCTTTATCAATCGAGCCGAGCCAGGTCAACTATTTAAAGAAACGATTAGGGTTTTTGATCCGAAATCGAAACAGGAAGTTGATGTAGTAAAGACGCAGGTTCATATATTCGGTTCGTGGCGCGAGAACGTTTATCTAACTGCCGAATATATAGCCGAACTTGAGAAAATCAAAGAGCCGAACTTACGTCGCGCGTGGTTATATGGTGATTGGGACGTTACAGCGGGCGGAGCGATTGACGATCTATGGCACGCCGAAACGCACGTAATACCGGTCTTTCCTGTACCGGATTATTGGCGCCTTGATCGCGCATTTGATTGGGGTTCAACAACGCCTTTTTGTGTTATATGGTTTGCAGAGTGCAACGGTGAAGAAGTTAAGTTGCCGAATGGTGCTACGTTCTGTCCGCCTGCCGGTAGCTTGGTCGCTTGCGGTGAATGGTACGGTAGCAGTGAAATAGGCACGAACAAGGGTTTGAAAATGTCGGCGACTAAAGTTGCTGAAGGAATCAGAACACGCGAAATCGAATGGCTTAAACAAAATCATTTTAAGAAGCAACCTCGCGGTGGACCGGCCGATAATCAAATTAGAAACGTTAATGACGTAAGCGTTGACACAACCGAAGTAGCCATGAAAAAGATTGGCATTAGCTGGACTGAGAGCGATAAATCGCCTGGCACTAGAGCAATGGGATTGCAGCTATTGCGAGACAGGTTAGAAGCCGCGCTTGTTGGCGAAGGCAAAGCCATATACTTTATGCGCAATTGCGAAGCGACGATTGAGCTATTACCGCCGATTCCGCGCGATGAAATTAAGACGGATGAAACAGACCCGGACTATGAAGACCATCCGTTTGACGTTGTTAAATACAGAATTCTTGCAGGCAATAGAACGGCCGTCGAAAAACTAGACGTTCGTTTTGGATAAGGAATAAAAATAATGGCTACGGCAACCGGTTTCACGTCTACTGATACGTTAGTACCGTCAACGCAAAACGTTGGTGTTCGTTTCACTCGACGTGATCTAGAGTTGAACTTTCCTGCTTACGATATGATTGCCGATTGTGTTGCTGGCGGAGAATCGGTAAAGGAAAAGCGAACAACTTATTTGCCGATGCCAGACCCTACTAACCAAGAACCAGATAATAGAGATCGTTACGAATCGTATTTAACGCGTGCTATTTTCTACAACGTTACGCAACGAACGGCATTAGGTTTGCTAGGGCAAATCTTTATACGACCGCCGAAAATTGAAATGCCGGTTTCGCTTGACGCTGTTAAAAATGACTCGAATGGCAACGGTATTGGAATTGAACAGCTAGCTAAAGATGCTTGTTTGTATAATATCGCTTACGGCCGACTAGGTATTTTTATTGACTATCCTCCGGTTAACAAGCCTACAACGAGAGCTGATCTTGATAGCGGTAACGTTCGCCCAACGATTTCTATTTACGGACCTAAAGATATTATCAATTGGCGTTATAAAGTCATTGGTAGCAAGTCAGTTCCGTCTTTGATTGTGGTCCGCGAAGAATACACACTGCAAGATGACGGCTTTCAAACTGTTACAGCAACTCAGTATCGAGAGCTTCGTATAGACGACGCGGGTGTTTATTTCGTTCAACTATGGCGCGAGCTAAAACCGGGTGATGATAAATTTGAGAAGTTCGGCGGTCCCTATTATCCGCTTGACGGCGCAGGTAAAAACTTAGATGCTATTCCGTTTACCTTTATTGGTAGTAAGAACAACGAACCTTCGATTGATCCGCAGCCGCTAAAAGATTTGGCTACTATCAACATTGGTCATTATCGTAATAGTGCTGACTATGAAGAAATGATTTACTTGATTGGTCAGCCGATGCTTGTAATTAGCGGGTTGACTAATGAATGGTATGAGAACGTTCTAGGTAAAAAGATTCCATTTGGTTCTAGAAAAGGTTTGGCGTTGCCGAAGGATGCAACTGCGGAGCTTCTACAGGTCGGTGAAAACACCGCAGCCAAAGAAGGCATGGAACACAAAGAGCGCCAAATGGTTGCTCTAGGTGCTAAGGTGGTTGAACAGAAGACAGTTCAACGAACCGCAACCGAAGCAAATCTAGAAAACACCGCTGAAGAATCGACGCTTGTTAGCATTGCTAGGAATGTGAGTTCTGCAATACAGTTCGCGCTTGAATGGTGCGCTGTATTTATAAACATACCCGAAACAGTTATTGAGTTTGAACTAAACACTGATTTCGAATTAGCGCGTATGACTTCCGAACAAGTCAACGCAACAGTTAAGTCTTGGCAAGACGGCGCAATTAGTTGGACCGAAATGCGCGATATTCTGCGTAAAGCCGGCCGAACAACTCTCACGGATGAAGAAGCCAAAGCCGAAATTGAGAAAGACGCTACGGCCGAGATTGAACGAGCCGCAGCCGAGATTGGCGCAACGACTGCCGCGACGACGGCGAACCTTCCGCCTGTTGCTTAATGTGGGCAAGTGATATGGACGAAATTACTCGCCGTCGTTTAGATGTTATGGAAGATAACAAAGAGGCAAAACCTAAAGAGGTTTTAGAATTAATTTTAGACGATATTAACAAAGGCAATATAAATCCTGACGGCTTATATATCATTTGTGTCAACAGATCGCAACCTAGAATATCTAGAGATATTTTTAGAGCCGGTTTAACTTGGGAAGAACAAATAGCTTATTTGCAACTTGAAATAGCGGACATAAATAAATGGAAACTTGAAGGCCGATAATGGCGATTCGTGATAGAAAATTGTTATTGGATATTGCCATTCGCCTTCAGGTATTCGCCGAAGGCGTGAAGGCAAGCGAAGCTAGAATATTCGACTTGCTTCTAATTGAAGTAGAAGAAGAATTTAAGAAGCTGCTTACGCGAGTCAATTTCAACACGCTTGATAGCTTGACGAAGCGCGAGCTTACTAAGCTGGTTCTCGCGTTGCGTGAGACTCAATCTAAGGTTTATAGCCTGTATCTTAACAAGGTACTAAAGCGGCTTGAATTGTTTATGCGAGCGTCGTTGAAGGTGCAACGAATTGTTTACGCTTGGTCGCATTTTGCATTAGAAGAAGATAACGAAGACTTGCCAGTAATGGACGACGACGAAGCGGCTTTATATATTATTGGTGCTGCTGCGTTTCCATTTTTGTTCGGTAAGGTTGCTGCGTTTAGTGATAAAGGCGATAGACTTTGGCCTAAGATTATAAACGAACCAATACCGTCTAGCGGAGCGTTGCTTAAACCGTTCTTAACGTCGCTTTCCGCTTCGGCGCAAGTTGGACTAGAGAACACTGTTCGTAAAGGTTATGCGAACGCTCTTACGCCAGGTCAAACAATTAGAGAGGCTACTAAGCATTTAAACCGAGTTAAAGGCCAAGCGACTTCGGTAATGGGAACTTCGATGCAGCATATTGCAAGTGTTGTGTCAGCAAGTATTACGTCGGGGTTGTACGGTCGCTATAAATGGTTGTCGGTTATCGACGGTTCAACGACTGACATTTGTTTAAGTCGAAGCAATCGCATTTATGATTACGGTAGCGGCCCGTTACCGCCTGCCCACATAAATTGTCGCAGTTCTATTCAGCCTTACAACGGAGTTGATACCGAACCTGAAACGTTCTATTCATGGATTAAACGTCAAACGCCTTTCTTTCAGAACTTCGCGCTTGGTAACAAAGGCGGCGAGCTTTTACGAACTGAAAAGCTAAAAGCGAAAGATGTTACGCGGTTGACTAATCCAAAAGAAATGACTATTGAGACGTTCGCCAATTCGGCCGAACAAATCATTACAGGCGAAGAATAAACTTACTGCAATTTCGTAGTAGGTAAACCAAGGCGAGCGGTGCTCGTCTTTTAATAGCGGTGCTATATGAAAATTACTAAAGAACAGTTCGAAGCATTGACGGCAGAACAAAAAAAGCTTTGGAAAGCAGCGGGCGAAGAATACGAACTTGTCGGCGATACTGAGATCGCAGCCGAAATGCGCAGAAGCAAGGAACGTGAGAAAGCGCGAGCTGATGCAGCCGAAACTAAAATACTGAATTGGAATCAAGGTTGACGGCGCTTGAAGGCGACAACGCTCGTAAGACTGGTGATATCGGCACTATTGAAAAAAGTTGGCAAAAGAAACTAGAAGATCAAAAAACAGCTACCGACAAAACTACCATCGGTTTAAAGAAGCAACTGGAAGCTGTTATGATTGACGGCGCTCTAGCGACTGTAGCAGCCGAGATTTTCACGAAGCCGACGCGCGACGTGCGACTTTTGAAAGATCGCGTTTACGTTGACTACGATGGCGAAACGCCCGTGCTCCGTATTCGCGACAAGGACGGTAAGCCTTCGGCTCTAACGCTTGAAGACTTGAAGAAAGAAACTGTTGACAACCCCGATTTTAAAGATATCCTGCTCGGGAGTAAGGCGTCTGGCTCCGGTGGGGCTGGAGGCAATCAAGGCGGCGGTGCCGCTAAGCAGCCTAAAGACTACAGCGAACAGGAACGGATTGAGTTGTATAGAACCAATCCGACGAAGTTCAACGAGTTATTTCCTTAAACTGCTTAGCGGAGTATAATAAAAATGGCCACCGTTCGTCTTTCCGATGCTGTTATTCCTGCTGTTTATCGCAGTTATACTGCGTTGAACACCCTCGAAAAATCCGAAATCATTACGTCCGGTATTG